CAGTATCTTCAACTAATTCCAAGAATGTATTTTGACTCGATGATGATTTATGAACATCTGTTGTTCCTGAAGTTACATATATCCTTACAGGACCGTTCTTAGCTTGAAGTCCATCGGTACCAGTATCACCACTGGTAGCACTATAAAGTATAGTATTTAACCTACCAAGAGTTTGAAGATAACTTTGTTCTTCATTTACTAAACTTTGTGTTATTGTCGATATTGCGTTTTCAAAAGACCCTCGTTTTCTTGACACGAAATTGGAATAATTTTCCTTAATTGCTCTGATTAGTTTTGGTGACAAGTTTTTAGATGGTTCAGAAATATATTCAATAAATCCTTCTTGATCATCTTTTATATTTTTAACTAATTCTCCAAATATGGTATCAAACCTTTTTTCAATGTTACTAGGTTTACCAAATAAAATACTTGTTTCATCAATAGTACTAATTGCAAACTTACCATTTGTATAGTTTCTCTCTAACATCCATTGTTGTCTAACCGCGTTATTATATTGATTAACACTTTCTTTAGTTTTATTAACAACATTTGTAAAATATGTCTGAGTGTCACTTACTACTTTTTTCATAAATGTACTGTAACTTAAAACTCCTGTAGTGTTTCCACTTGTATCAGTAACATTACTAACAATATTTCCAATAGTACTATTATTATCTTGTCCGTTATTTGGTGCAGCACTATTGACTCCTGGAATTGGTGGAGGAATCTGTCCTTCTAAAAATATTTGGTCTAACACTCTTGAAGACTCAATATCCGTAACATCAGCTCTATCATCATAAATTTCTGTGTTAGCATAGTAATTAAAGGTCAAGGCATTCTGTAACTTGTCAACCGACTCTTTTAATCCACTACCTCCAACAAATTTGAATTGCAGTGAAATAGTGGCAATCATAGGTTGTACACCAATTCCTTCAGGATTAAGGTCTAATCCTTCGTATGAAATGTTAAGTCCATCAGGAATAATTTTTGTGTTATAAAAATCACCTATCCTTAACACCAGTACTGGAGGAGCTCCAAATGATGTATTACTGGCATCTTTGTTATAATTCAAGGTCTGTGTCTCACCATCTGATTTGATTGTAGGAATAGTATCACCAGGCCTCATACACTGTTGTAAGAATGTCAATCTTGAGTTTAATCCCTCTGGCGTTATTGAATGAAACGAAGGTTGGAAAAACTTTAATTTATCCTTCAAGTTATCGAAAACCATAGGTGTAGTTTCTTTAATAACTTCAAAATAATCACACTCGGTCAATAAAGCCCTTACAACCTTTTTAGTAATGTTATCTTTAGGTTTCCATTCTGGTGTTAGAATAGGTATTGTTTCGGTGGTTGCGGATAATGTCCCAGTCAAACCTATAATCGGGCCAGGCCCTCCTGTAGGATTAGTTTGTCCACCAGGTGTTCCTTGACCATTAGGTCCTGTCTGTGGAGCTTTTAAGTTTGGAACTATCTTTGAAATAAATGACCTTCTACAAGCCATTGCCCCAACTGTAAAAACTTCCTTAGCTCCAACTGGAGTATCACCTCCATCCGCACTTGGACTACTATCACTACAATCAAATGTTTTTCCATTAGGCTCAAGTGAATCAATATATGGACCTTTGGTCAAACTGCTTTTCTTAGGATTAGATACTGCCACTTCTCCGAGGGCACCAGCTCTATCGGGGCCAGTGCCAGTATCTTCTTTAACAATTAATCTAACAGGATTTGGTTCCATGTATTTTTTTGTTGCATCGTTTTCCACAAAAAATTTGACTGTTGCCGCTATTCTACGTTTTGATAACTCAAGATTATATGATTCAGTTGCAGGTGCTGAACAACTTGAACTAATGTATACTGTTACAGTCCCTTCGTTAGTTTCTAATTGTTTTCCCAAATCTATCGCAAACTCATCCATTGCCTTATAATTTGGAGTAACAACTGTATCGAAAAAACTTTTGGTTTCTGTAGCATTTGATTTTTTGGAATACTGCTCATTAACTTCTGTAGTATATCTTGCGTATTCAGTTGTATAATTTATAGTTGTGTTCGGTTTTGGAAAATCGTTTCCAAAATAAAATCCTAGTTGTAAATATTTGTCGAAGTTTAAGTTTGTATTTCCACCTGCACCCTCTTGAGCGAGTGGTTGAGCTTGTGAACCTGGCGAGAATGCTCCAGACTCTAATGTAGTACGAGTGTAAATAATTTGTTCCCTAGTCATTTCTTTTGAAGAAATTACTTGTTGTAACTCGAACAAATCATTTGGATTTATTGTAACATATTTTTTAGCTAATTCGTAAACATCATATTTTCTACATCCAGCAAAAAAAGATTCTAAGATACTATCAATACGTGTTTTGTTTGTTTCGTTAGATAAAACTTTATTTACGATTACATTAAGAATTGATGGATGATCCACAACAATTTGCCATGAAAGTTGTCCTCCCCTTGATGTATTTTTATAAGTATATATTGGTTCTGGTCGACCCAAAAAATCAGATCCATGCCAGTTTGCAGATACGCTTTCACTAAATGTCAATCCATAAGGTGGAAACCACATCACTCTACCACCGTTAGGGCCTCTCTCACAAACAGGTAAATCGGATGTAGAAAATCCTGGTGTACTAGATGTTCTCCACGCCAAGTTCTCTAATGAAAACATATATTTTTTGGCAACCGCATTATTAATATCACCAACAATATTTGTTGAATCCTGTCCACCTTCTTGTTTGTTTGGTGCAATATTAAGGTTATAAGTCTTATCTAATACTGAATACGCGAATCTTCTTCCTTCAGTCGTAATACCATCTGTTTTTTGTAAATCATTATATTGTAAGTATGGTAAATCTTTCGCAAATACACGACAATACTCAGTACCAACTTCTTGACCAATAGCACCGACATATCTATAAACTCTTGAACCTTTTGTAAGTTCTTTGTATCCATCATTGAATACTTTACTTACTTGGTCTATCGCATTTCCAACATGTTGGAGACGCTTACCCCCTTGTGGTTGGCTGTCAATTAATCTCTGCGTATCATCAAGAATTGACCCTTGTCTAAACTCATTATTAACTGATTCCGTATTGACATAAGATGACGGTCTGAAGTCTTCGTCTTGTTCAGTAATCTCACCGTTAATACCAACTTTCTTACCAGCATTACCTCTATATTTTGGAGACACCCATGTAAATCCACCTTCGATTCCTCCACCATTACTATATGTAGGCCCATTCGCTCCAAGTCTTACAGATTGACTTGGTCCTTCATATAACTGAGCTAACTCTGAAGGTCCATAAACTGGTGATTGTTGTTCAACACCAAATTGGTTAACTGGAACATCTCCAACCGGAGAAAACACTTGAGATGGATTGGAAGTTATACTCCCAACATAAAAGTTACTATTGTCTGAAACAGTACCGACAAGAGCTCCACCTAATCTTTGAAAAAAGTTTCTTGGGAAATTTGGCTTATATCTGTTAAAATCAATGTTCTTGAATAATTGAGACCTTTGACCCGCTCCCATGTTGTTAAACATGATTTGGGAACCAGTCTCCCCACCACCCATTAATCTATTGAAAAACTTACCAACACCACTTCTTCTAAAAGCGTTGGAAATTTGTTGTATTGTGGTTGGCTGGCCCAAAGTTGTATTTGGGTCAAAATATGATCCAGGTATAGGAGATACGGGTAATATACTTCCTCCAAGTCTTAAAGCAAAGTTTGTTGCAGCAAGTATTGGGTTAGCGGTTACTGTGATAGTATAAACAGGTTCAATTATAGGAACAACACCTGTTAATATATTGACAATGTCAGTACCACTAGAAACGTTAAGGATATTTGCCCTCCCTAATGTATCTTGTCGTATTTGCGCCGCAATCCTGTCTCGGAACTCTCTCCTAAGAGTTTGCGCACCTAAACGTGCAATAAATGAATCTTGGCTTAATAAACCGTTACTTCCACCGGGGTCTTGTGATAATAAAATAGAAACTGGTGTATAAGTTGAAGATACAAACGTTGTTGGATATGGTTGATTATTTTGTGTATTTGTTGATACAGGACGATTGAGTGAACCAAAAAATTCCGCTCCGTCTAATGCAACTTCATTTCCATTTGAAAAAACGTTTAGAGGTTTCCACTTTTGAGACTCGGGAATAGATTGGTCAACTATGTTTGCATCTTGATACCCATATTCACCCTCATTCGATTTTGTATTTAATAATGCTCCAGGGTCAGGTACTTGCTTATATCCACCTTCATTTCCATACTGATTTAATGGAAATAATTTATTGGCAAAAGAAGGCTCATCAATCAATTTATCAGGACTATCTTGAACTGAAGAATTCGATTGAACGTATTCCGTATCGATTGGTTGTGTAGGTCTATTTGGAGCCTTCGCATAGGGAGTTAAATTCCTAGTTAAAAGTTTTTTTCTAAACCCTTCTGAATTTGCTAAATCTAATAACGGACTTGCCATTTATATCTTTTATTAATAAATAGGTTGTGGTTGTTTTTTTATTTTAATAAGCCGGTACTTCGGTTCCATTTGGGTCGTAAACTTTTATTAAATAGTTTCTAAAATATTGTTCATTAACGACTGATTTGAATATTTTTTTCCACTCCTCTATTTGTTGGGGGGTCATATTTTGAGGTGCATCTTTAAAATTTACGTTAAAATCAGGTATTTTTCCTCCAAATTCTACATTTAATTTTTGTGTCTTTGGTAGTGTTGTCGGGAGACCATAACTTGGAGTTATTGGTTGAGTACCTTCTACCTTGTTGAATTAACAGGAGTGTTTGTACCACTGACTTTATCTTCTGTACTTGAATTAGTATTTGATTCAAATAGTCCATTACTAAATTTTTCTTTTAATTTCTCCCCAATTTTTATGGAAATATCTTCTATCTTATCTTTAGTTTTTTGTGATAAATCCTGCAATCTTTCTCCTGAAATTAATTCTTCGAATATTTTTTCTGGCTCAAAATTTCCTTTCAAAACAATCTTAGACAAGTCTCCTTCCAAATCGGAAAATATTTTGTCCACTTCTTTTCTTATTTCAGGTATTTGAAGGTCTTTATCGTTAGTTATAACATTCCCAATTTCTTCAGTCATTTTTCTAATTTCTTCATTCAAACCTTGTAAGGTTGGTGCGGTTACGACTCCTCCAGTTATAGCCGTCCTGATTGCCGCCAAGTCAGCGTTACCAATTTCTTGCAAGGTCATTTGGTCTCTTGTTAATTCTTCTATTGATTTTTCAGCATCTTTTTGTTCATCAATTAATTTATTAAACTCTGTTTGAGTAATTTCACTTAATTTTTTTGTTTGTTCTTGACCCCTTTCATCTCTAAATTCAACTTCATATTCTCCACCATCTCCCATTCTAGCAATGTTTGCCAAATATTGTTTGTCTTCTTCATTTTCAAATTTTATTGATGGGCTAATTTGAGATAATCTTTTGTCAACTTCAAGAGCGGCGACTCCTAACTTACTCATTTCAGCGGCATTGAACCCTGTTATTTCTTCTAACTCTTTAAATTTTAATATACCCTCTTGACTAATCTTGAAGGATTTCGTTTGATTGTCGAAATATGCAAATTTTTTGGAAATTTCAATTAAACTATCTTGAATTCCTGATGGATCATTAAGTGATTGATTTAGTAGTTGTAGGGGGTCTCCTAAAGATCCAACTGCAACACCTAGTCTTTGAAATGCTGCTGCGGCTTCAATTGCCACTTCTGGAGACGATAATTTATCCGCAAAACTAAAAGTTTTAGACATGTCAAGTCTTAACATTGAGGCTTGGGCTGCCATCTTAGTTAAACCTTTTACACCGTCTTCAAATTGAAAACGGTTCATTTGTGCCATGTTTTTGGTTACATCACCCATGACCTGTTTAGCATTACCACCTATACTTCGGACATAATCTATGGAATCTTTTAGTGCCTCAGGTATTGACTTGATTGACATACCAACGTCTAAAAAGGTGGTCGCTAAAGTTTTAGCATCACCTCCAAGTACTTTGGTTGCGGCATATAATTTTGTAATTTGCTCATCCGTAGCGACAACATTTCTCGCCGATGCCTCTGCAACACCAATTATAATACCAGCAACATCTTTGATATTACCTCCAAGTCTAGCAACTTTTGGTGTAGTCTCCGCTAAAGCGTTTTGTAACTCGTATACTCTTTCTCTTCCTTGAGTAAAGACACCTAAAATCTGATTACTAAACTCTGAAAGTTTCTCTTGGGATTTTACAAAATCTAATTCTTCTTTTCCTCCAGCATAACCCGAACTTGGGTCTACTGGGTTAGTGTTAGTACCTGCTTGAAAAAACATAATTTTACTTTATATATAAATACAAAAGGACTGAATTTTCAGTCCTTTTTATTAAGTTCGACCCATTTATTTAAAAGATACTTTCGAACAAACACCGGCATTATCAAAAAATCTGAGTATGATATATCCAAAAGAGTTTTTAGATAATAAAATTCATCAATTTGTCCTTTCCTATAATCAGAAGAAAGGACGAAAAAAGTCAACCCCAAACCCAACATTAACTGTTAGTTGCTCTCCTGATGGGGTCATTACTGTTCTTGTTAAATCTAATCTTGGTTCATTATCATCCATGAACTTTTTAATATATTTTGAATCTGCAATTGGCATTTGGTCCACAAATCTAGCGATGTCAGATTTATCAGTTACTCCATTTGCTTCGACAATTTGTTTATTCAATCTCCAAGTAACTTTTGGTGCGGTTCTCCCTTGAGGATAAGACTCTGACATTCTTTGTATTTCCAATATTTCACCGTAAGTCATTGGTTTAATTTTTACAGTTGTTTGAGATTTTGGTAACTGAGTGATAAATGTTCCATCATCCGACGGTTGCTGTCCTTTAATTATATCTAATTCATCTAATCTGACAGTTGCTTTGAATGGTTTTTTTGTGATTGGGTCGGTCAAATTCAGTTCCATTTCAGGCCCGAATGCCGTATTTCTTAAAAATATAAGTATTGCCTCAACGTCTCCTTCTAACAAATCATCAATACGAACATCAGGTTCGTAGATTTTAGACCTCAATAAAGTTTGAGTCATGTCGTTACCTCCACCCATGAGAATGTTTTCATCATTTGCAGTAAGGTATCCAACTTTGATTGATTTTTTCTTATTCTTGTAGAAGAGACCGTGTGTCGGTAAAGGAACAACGTCGTGAGGTAACGTAAAATTAGATTGTCCGTGTTCTATTGATTGATTATCCATATAAAAATTTAACCGTAAAGTTTAGTGCTTTACGGTTAAATATAATTGTATTTGAATTTTAATAAATAGTATCTTGATAAATTAGTAAACAAGTACGCAACGGTCCATCCTAAGTGTTGCATTAATTGTCGCTAATCCGTCTTGTGCATAACTCAAAGAGTTGAAGTTTACATCGGTTAAGAAAGTACCATATAAAATCCACTTTTCTACAACAACACCGGTTGGGTCCAACATTTCGAGGTCAACATCTTTTTTATAACCTGCGGCATAACCCATACGACCTGTCACAGATTCAGCATGTAAACGTACCCACTCCATAAGTGCCTGAGCGGCTGAAGGTCCAATCGGATCTCTAAACACCGCCGGAATTGTTTGCCAAGTGAATTTACCAGCAACATAAGTTTCAGTATTCAAAAAAGGAATTGGAACTGGGTTTATAATAATATGTGGTCTTGCCGCAGATTCAACAAACCATTCATTTATACCAAGAGATGATGGAAACCTTAGGATAAAACGATTCTGTCGTTTTGGTTCGTAAGGAATCGGCATTTTCATTAACAAATCAGCCATGTGTTTTTAATTTTTTTGTTTTTGTTATTTTATTGATAAATATATCCTTTCACAAAAATTTTTCTATTTACTTTTTTTTTGAAAACGATATTCTTATTTAACTTCCTGCTTAACTCCTCCAGCAGTAGAATAAGTTTTTACTATATTATCTGGTTTATTTTTGAAGTGTTTTTGCATTACTTCTATATTTTTTGGATAATCGTCACTAAATCCTATAGATAAGTTATCTGGATTAAATTTATTCCTAATATCCTTTTTTAAGAATGCTCTTTTATTTAAAACTGCTGCCATAGCTTTAATATAATTTACAAAAGCCTCCATAGCCTCTACTTTAGCTTCTTCAGGATTAACCGCTCCTTGGTCATCACCAAAAGACACTGGATGATACTTATTAAGTTCCAAATATGACTTAATTAATTCTTCATCACTCATTTCATCTTCACCTACAAAAGACCGATATTTTTTAAGATTTTTAATTAACTCGTCTTTGTCTATCCCGTTGAACCCATCTATAATGTAATTATAAATTGCTTCTTTTATAGTGTTCGGGTTATGTCCCCTCGCAGTAATTATTGCAAATATTGAACCGTTATTGATTGCTTCTCTGAAATCATCAAATGCCGGTCCTTTTTTTGCCCTCATAGCATCCACCAAAAAATCTTTATCACCATCGGTTCTAAAGTTTCTAAATGGAGAGTCACTATAACCTACTATTGTGTTACCTTTATAATTAAATGGTTCTTTTCCTATTTGATGTCTAAACTCGGCGAAATCATCAGTAGACATTCCAACTTCATTACCACTCTCATCTTTAACTAAAATTTTAGTTGGCATATGAACTATATTATCGTCCCAATCGAACGCATAATATTTTAAGTCTGGAGTACCTTTACTTATAAATCCTTCTGTAAAAACTTTTTTCATTTGGCTAAAGGGGGGATTTTACCCCCCTATTAATTATTAGATATTTTCGAACGAAGCTCCTGTTGGAGTGATGAAGAATTCGATATCGATGAATTCTAATGCCTTCGTTGGTTTTAAGTATATCTTTCCTGTTAATGTATTTCTATCTAAATCTTCAGGTGAAGAAGAAACTGTTACTCTAAAGTCATAAAGACCTCTGTCTCTTCTGATTGAATCTAAGATAGGGTTAACACTATCCAAGAATTGTTGTCTAACGATTTGGTCGTTTTGTTCGAACAACAATCTTACCGCTACTGCTGAAATCAACTTACGAGCTTGAAGTAACAATCTTCTTACGTTCAATCTGTTAAGTGCTGTGTCAGCGACTTGTAAGGTTTTGTTACCCCAAATTACAGTTCCCACATCAGAGAATGTTGCAATTGGGTTGATTCTACCTTGATACAAAGTATCTCTATCTTCTTGAGTCAACTTAACTCTCGCTTTGATAGAGTTTACAAGACCTCTTGTGTAACCTGCCGATGCGAACCAAGGGAATGCGATGTTATCTGTCAATGCTAAGTTTCTACAAACTTCACCTGTTGCAGGTAAGTAAATTTGTGTATTATTAACAGTATCTCTTGTAAGAATCCAAGGATAGTAAGTCGCGGTATAGTTAGAATCAATACCTGTGTTATCCAAATTATCAACTGCCTCTTGAGAGTAAATGATATCCTGAGGATTAGTCGCATCAGGAGTATACATGTTATAGTCAGGAGTAGTTGCGATGTAAACTGAATCCGCTCTTGAGAATTGTACCATGTCGATAGCCTCTTCTACAAGGTTAGAGTTGTTTACATAATCAATACTTGATGTTGCAAATACGTTGATGTTAGTTGATTCAGGATTTGCGAATGTCAAGATACCAAGTAAGTAAGCGTAGTAATCGGTGTTAGCGAAATCTTGAGTATTGTTAGCAACAACAATTCTTTTAAATAAACCATCTCCTGTAGCATTTGGATATCTTGTTGAAGGTGATGCACCTGCTAAGAAACCTGTCGCTCCTAATTGGAATCTGTCTTCGTTAGTTCTGAACTCTCTGTAAATGTCCCATCCATCAAAACCTCCAGCAAAACATATAGTATATTTTCTTGAATAAATGAAGTAGTAAGGATTTTCTTGAGTTTCAGGGTCTCTTGTGAAGTCAGCAACACCACATTCAAATGCAGTTTGACCACTGGTTAAGACTGAGTTACCAAGTGTTACTACTGTCGCTCCTGAATCCATGTGGAAACCTTTACTTAAATAATTCCATGGTGACCCTTCAACAGGAAGTGGAGATGTTACCCAATTCAAAGGATTTTGTGTTCCTTTATATTGTAAGAATGAATCATCAATTCCAAATTGACTTGAGAAACCTAAATAACTTCTTCTAACAATATCTCCTGAAGATTCAGTTACATCGGTTGGTGCTCCAAATGGAGGGTTGTAAATTACTTCACCAGGAAAATAATATTTTGTTTTGAAAATTGGAACTGGTGAAGGGTTACTCACTGATGCGTATTCTCTTTGAGTGTATCCGTAGAAACCACAAGGAATTGCGTCGATTGGTGCTTCATCTGCTAATTCAATCATAATGTAACGTGAAATCAAAGCGTATTCTCCATCACTCGAACCAATTTTCTTAGCTACGAAATTATTGGAATTAGGATCCATGTTACAGTTAGTGAATTTCTCTATTACCACAGGATTAGCATCTGTGTCGAAGAAATTTCTAACCAATACGTCAAATGACATATTATTAAATGATAAGTTAGCGATAGAAACTTTTACTTCTGTGTTCGCCGCATTACCGTCAGAAATTGATATAAATTTGAATAAGTTATAAACCTTATTACCTCTAAGTTCAGATACTAAATAAGGAGTACTTGGTGACTTATATTGAGTTACATTGTATGCTATTGATTGTGGGTCTTCACTTCTAGCACCTTCAAGTGCAATTAAGTTACAATCCAAACCACGAATATATCCTTGGTTATATGCGTAAGCTAAAGTTCCTGGATAAATTTCTTCAACATATACGGGAACTTCATTTCTTGATTTACCAAAGTTATCAACACCTAACACTTTTGTTATATACTTAGGAGAAGATGCGGACATAGATGCTTCAAAAGAGAAATTGTCGTTGTCTTTTGTAACACCTGAAATTAAGAATGATTCAAAAGGAGACTGAGTGACTCCTGAATATTGTTCGGTACATACTAATTGTAAATCAGTTAAACCACTAACCTCATAAATTGGTCCATGGTTATCGCTTGTAGTACTATTAGTATATAAAGATATACCTCTAGAACGTAAAGTTGCAACAACCATGTTGTTGTATTCTGAATACGCAGTTCCTGAGTAATTGTAAACACTACCAGATATAGTACCTGAGAATGTTGAAGACGCTCCTGATGTTAAAGAAGAAACATAATAAAAGAATGAATATCCAGAATATGCATTTCCTGATGTAATGTCAAAATTAGCATAGTACCAAGGGTCATTTTCATCCGCGGACAAGTCATTTATTGCAATATTAACTGAATCACATCCGTATTCATTGATGACATTTGAATAAGTTCCAGTCAAATTATAATAATCACTCTCAGGAATAGCTCCATAGACAACCAAAGTATTAGCCGACAAAGATGGAGTATCCATAACGTTATTAAGGTTACTTGTAAAATCTAATCCCAAAGTTGAAGTACTACCATCTGACAATCTGTATTGATTATTGATGTACGCTTGAACTATTGGAGGAAGTGCTCCACCAACAAATTCTACAGTATTTCCTGTAGAAGAACCTGTGAAGTTTGCACTCCATGTTGTGCCAGTTGCAGGACTAAGACCTACGGTTAATGGGTCAACATTTGCGGTCACCTTAATACTCCAAGACGGTCCAGCGTCATATCCTGACAAACCTAAAATTCTTGTAACAAAAAGTTGATTAGATTGTTGTAAGTATGACTTTGCAATATATGCCGCCTCATACTTAGGGATTTGTGTGTTTATAAATTTTGTAGGTTCAGTCCCCCCAAAATATGCTTGAAACTCATCGTAGTTTGTGATAAAGATAGGTTCGAATGCGGGACCTTTGATTGTTTCCCCGACT